GTCCGGTCCTTTCAAGTTTCTAAAACCATTGATGATACGGCTTACACCGATATCGCGGGGTTCTGCATAATTAATTTCGTAGTATGTTTTAACATACTCACACGTTAAGTCGAGGAGTCGTTCGTCATACCGTCCAGAGGTCTCGGTTGAGAGAGAATATTTCACGGCTTGGGTAAACAGTGGACACGGTACACCGTGTCTGTCTTTTACTAGATTGGAGTCATCCAGTACCCTGGACATATCAGTACAAGATGGAAGAGATGGACATTCTTCTATTGCACCAGCGGCAGGTAGGAATACCTTCTTATGTTTCGGGTTTGAATGCATGAACAATGACTTTGAGAATCCGACCACATTTAAATCGGAAACTTTCTCAAACTTAGATACCGTGTGAGGTTCGTTTAACTTCGTAAAAGTATAATCGTCCATGTATCCAATTGTAAACTCAACCTGAGGTTCCTCTTTGATTGGAGTCTCTTCTTTCTCAACTGGTTTTTCCTCTTCCTCATCATCTATAACCGCATTACTGACATGTGAAAAGTCGGATGTGGTTACAGCTGAAAAGAACATGCGAGAAAGGAAGGTGTGGTAGGCGTTATGGAGGCCAATGATCTTATACTCGTTGTTGGTATGAACGAGTAAAGGAAGACCACAATCTCCATCACGTAATGTATTCGTGACACTGACAATCGAATACTCAATTATCTTCTTGGTGGGACAGTATCGCTTGTTACCGGGGTCTTTGATATCTTCGACCTTCTCGTGAAACTTTGCTTTGGAGGTTGTCGTCGAGAACTCCCCTGGTACGGGGCGGATGTACATGGCTTCAACCAATTAAGGTGGTGTGTCCTTTACGAACATGGGTGTGATGTCCGGAAAAGCAGGACAAGTCTTGTCTGTAACTTGCAGAATTGCTAAGTCTCGGTCTCGGATAAGCTTGATGACTTTAGCTTTGTATGTTTTGTCAGCACTGTCGATGTTGCAGCTGTCACCCTCCTCGTCGAACATATGCGAAACAGTTACCAGCAAGTTGGCTTTGAAAGCCAATGCGTAGCATCTGCCGATACCACTGGCGTTAGTAACACGGCAATAGCTACGGGCCAGTTTTTGGTGAATTTGCGTTGTTCTTAGAGTGGGGTTTACCAGATTTCCTAAAGTGAGCTGATTTGGTGATTGTGTGGTGACTGACAGTATCTTTGAAGCAAGCTTAGGTTGTTCAGTTATGAATTGCTCGACTTTACTAAGATCGTGTATATTGTCCAGGAAATTACTGCGAGCGTACATTGCAGCGTCAGCCCAGTCGTCATAGACGTCCCCTAGCGATTCATGTTTGGCTTGTTGTCTTATGTCGCGGAGGGCAGCAAGTCCTGTGTCTGTAGTTCGGCCACCTTTTCGCATGGCGTCCCAGAACTTGTCCTTGAGGTGGTTAATACGGTTGTAGCGTTCAGAGTCCACCCCATTTTCTTCGTCAAGTGAGTTGGATTTTGCTGTACTGAACATACGTCTCAGTGCCTTGACGGTTTTGAATAATAAATACAAACCGAGTAATGCACCAAGAACTTTGAGCACAAACGGAGCCCATGAGTGGGTGGTTTTTGTCTCTTCCACTTCCTTCTCGTGAGTACGGAGCAGAGCTATGTTTTTCCATTGCGTTGAGCTCCAATTCAGCTTTATGTAAGACACAAGTGCGCAGTATGTTTCGATATCAAAATCAGTTGGAATGATGTTGGTGCCATTGTAGTATTCCACTATGAATGGTTCTAGAG